AGGAACAGTCAACGGTTTTTCTTTATCCATCTTCTTTATGGCTCGTACAAACTCACTCCAATCGTCACCATCAACTAGGTTCAGACGTTTGAGTTTTGACATACTGATACCTTCATTGACACTTTCTTTATCTTCTGACATTAACTGTTTGAATTTTTTCATTGGAAACCTCTATATAAAATTGTTTTATTATATATTTATAATACTTAGTATGTCTTATAAATAATAAAAAACAGAGGAATTAGATGACATTGCAGAAAGCAGTTTACAAATGGAAGCACTCTGAGGGATACAAAGTACAATCCAGTATCCATTGGTTCATATGGTTGCTTGAGAATCCTAGTTCCCCTATTAGCTTGACAGGTGCAATTGACCTAGAGAACCATGACCTTATACATATCCTGTTAGATAGGGGTATGGATATCAGGGATGAGGCTATGGTTATAGGATTTACTATGGGGAATAGCACAGAAACTAGCAGTCTGGTAAAGTGGTTATTTGAATTTTGTGCAAGATACCTGTATCCACAGGGATACAGATTCAATGATGCAGATATTGTGGAGTTCAATCGGGGATATGCATACGGCTATACCCGTCCTAGAAGGAATATACACCTAGAATGGTTTGACGTTACACAAAATATTTCAGATATTCGTGAGAAATGGGGAATAAATCTTATAAATATATAGACGGGAATTATAGACATGAGTAATTTTTCTTATGAGAAGGTAGGTCAATATGGTGATGAGGTTATTAAACATATTAAAAAAGAGAATGGTGTGATCTTAGCATCAGATGGTGGTGGAACATTCACAATTGATATAAGCCCTAGTAGTGTTTTTGATAAGTTTACTAAAATGGTTCAAAAACGTGAATATTTTAAAGCTGCTGATTATTTAAAAGATAATTATTTTAAAATTCTTGACCCAGAAGACAGACCAAAGAAATATGAATCACTTCGTTGGACACAAATAGAAAAAAAAATATTCAGTTCCAAAAATTTAAGTATTGACACTAAACAACAAGAACAAATAACACTACTGATAATTCAATATGTTTTAGGTAGTAATACACAAACATGGAAAACATTTGACCAAATGTTCCACGCTAAAGATTCTAAGATAAAAAAAATATTTCCAGATTTAGATAAGTTAGATGATTGGTGGAATCATTTTGATTTGCAGTTTAGAGAGATCACAAAATTAAATAAATTTCCAAATGATAAATATGATGTATACCTTTATGATGGTAAAGGAAGTTTTATGGATTATATTACTAAATATGTAACAGAAGATTTAAAGGTATATAGTAAAAAAGATTCATGGAATCCAGCTGATATATGGTTGATGAAATCTGATTGGAAAAGAAAATATGTTCCAATGTTTGATAAAATAAAAGAAAAATTAGATAAAGGAATTAGTTCATATACGGGTGAAGATGCAATACGAGAACTTAATGGAATTTTAAAAAAGGCATATAAAAAACCTGAGAGGGATATTGTTGGAATATCTTTAAAAAAATCCAACTTAAAAAAATTAGATTTCACAGAATTTAATTTAGAAGTTAATGCAAAAGATCAAAAATTACCAAATGTTGATTTTGACAAGATAGAGTTAGATGTAAAATATGATAAACAAAAGAATTTATTCACCTCAAAGACTGCTTATTTTTTTGTTAATGATGGAAAACTTGGAGCATATAAATGTGCTTACAAATCAAATACTGGCCAGTCATTAGGAAACATAACATATGAATTTTTACCTGCTGGTTCAGCAGCTGCATTTTTAGGTAAAGTTCCAAAGGATAAACTTGAAAATTTATTTGGGGAGTTTATTAAGACGAATCCGAATAAAGGTACGATGTCTCCAAAAGTTATGCCTAGACATAGCCTCTTACCAGAAAAATGGAATACAGCTGTAGAAACAGAATGGAAAAATATGGTATCTACAATTAAATCAAATTTTACAAGTAAAGAACTTCAAGCTCAAGGTTTAAATGAGTTTGTTGGAAATTTAAAAACATCATACACTAAATATTCTGAAATAAAAAATAGATCAGATAAACAAAAACGTGGAGGCATAGTAATAGAAAATGCTACAGCAATGCAAAATGTTTGGTTTACATACATTTTAGCTTTGTTAAAGAAACATAATAAATTGATTGATTTTGTAACTATGTGTTATTACTTTTCACAGAAGAAAGGACAGAAGTGGAACTTCGGGCCTTTCGGAAAACTATATTAATAACATATAATCATAACTAGCTTTATCTGACCGACCCAACAGTTATATAATAACACACTAGAAACACGAATACAAGGAACAAGTTAAGAAAATGCCAACTAAAATTTATACACAACCATTAAAGACTAACAGCCGAAGATGGGCAGATTTAGATTTGGATTTCATAGCTCATCCTGTTACTAAAGATATCATATCAAAGACAGACGTTGAGGCAGTTAAACGATCCGTAAGGAATCTGATTCTCACCAATAGATATGAACGTCCATTCCAACCTGATATAGACGGGGGAGTGACACGACATCTTTTTCAACTATCTACTCCCCATACAAAGCATGATGTTAAGAGTGCGATAGAAACTTGTATTGCAAACTTTGAACCTAGAGCTTCAGTCATCTCTGTTGTAGTTGGTGGAGACTTAGATAAGAATGGATTTGATGTAACAATAAATTTTAGAGTTGTAAATACTCCAGACCCAGTAACGATAGAATTATTCCTAGAGAGGTTGCGATAATGCCAACATCCAATAAACTAAAAATTACAGATTTAGAATTTGATACAGTCAAAAGTAATCTGAAAACTTTTCTCAAAGCACAAACACAATTTCAGGATTACGATTTTGACGGTAGTGGTATGTCGGTGTTGGTTGACCTGCTTGCGTATAACACTCACTATATGGGTTACTATGCAAATATGCTTGGTAACGAAATGTTCCTAGACTCTTCCTCATTAAGAGAGTCGGTTGTCTCCCATGCAAAACATCTCAATGTCATGCCGACATCAAGACGAGCTGCAAAGGCATCTTTGAATTTTGTTTTCACACCAACTGGCGCACCTCTCTCTTTGACAATTGCAAAGAATACGAAATTCACTACAAGCATTAGTGGTGTTAGTTATACATTCACGACAAACAAAACAACTTCAATTCCTAGAACAACTTTAGGAACTTATACTGCAACTGATGTAGAGATTGTCGAAGGAAAAATTCTAAACAAAGCTTACACAGTAAATGGTGCAGACTCTACACAAAGATTTGTTATTCCCAATGCAAATGTCGATACAACAACCATTACAGTCACCGTTCAAAATTCTTCAACTGATTCAACTGTTACAACTTACAAAGATGGAAATTCCTATGATGTAACAACTATCAAAGGAACTGACAAAGTTTATTTCTTGCAAGAGGTTGAAGGACAGAAATATGAAATCACTTTCGGTGATGGTGCTGTTGGTAAACAGTTAGCTGATGGTAATATTATTTTCATTGAGTATATTGTAACAACTGGAACGGATGCAAACTTAGCATCTACATTCAAAGCTGTTGGTAGTGTTGCTGGTTTAAATTCTGCAAATTATGTTTTGACAACCTATGCAGCTGCAACGGGTGCTAGTGATATTCAAACACTTGAATCAATCCAGTATCAAGCACCTAAGTTATATGCTGCACAGGGAAGAGCTTGTACTAAAGAAGATTACAAAGCAATTGTACTTGATGGAAGACCAGACATCGAATCCATTACAGTAGTACCTGGCGAGGATGCATCACCCGTACAATATGGAAAAGTTTTTATTGCAGTTAAACCTTTAGGCAATAATGTTTTCAGTACTGCATCAAAGGAAGCTATCAAAACTTCTATTTTGAAAAAGTCAAATGTTGTTACAGTACTTCCAGAAATTATTGATCCAGTTTTCTTTTACCTAAAGTTTAGTGTTGATGTTAACTATGATCCTGTTACAAACTTGACAGACGAAGCTACATTGAAAACAAATATAAATACTTCTATTCAGAGTTATCTACAAACGAACTTAGAAAAGTTTGACCAGAAGTTTAGGTATTCACAATTAGTTCAGGCAATAGATAACACTAATAACTCTATCAGAAATAACAGAACAACGGTTAAGTATGAGCAAAGGGTTTCGCCAGAAACTTTGAATACACCTGCAACCTATACTTTGAATTTCAATAATACATTGGAGAAAGGTTCGTTGATATCAACATCCTTTACAGGTACAGACGGAAACACTTATGTACTATGGGATGCTTCAGATGGTTATGTAAGAGCTACAAAGATGGTTAGTGGTGTTGTTGTTGAACCTAAAGAGTATTTGGTTCAGCCAGACGGTGGTACAATACAAGGAACGATTGATAACTCAACAGGTACAGTTAAGTTAAATAGTTTTAGACCGTTGGCAATCACAGATGGAACTACTGGTATATGCGTAACGGTTACACCTTCAGTAAACAATAGTGACATCACCCCATTGCGTGAACAAATCCTAACTTATGATGTTACAGATACAGAAACAATTTCTATTAACATGATAGCGGAAACAGTAATCTAATATGGCACTAGTAACTCCAAACCAACCGATTCATCCTAGCTTTGATGAACGTATAAGTGTAAAGGTCGAAGGGCAACTACCACAGTTTGTCAAAGAAGACCATGCTACATTTGTCGCGTTCCTTGAAGCATATTATGAATACATGGAACAACAGGGAAAACCTTATGAAATAATAGGCAACCTTGACAACTATGTAAACCTTGATAAGACTACAGATGAATTCCTAGATTATTTCAAACAACAATTTGGTAAAGATATTCCAGAAGCTGTTTTTGCAAATTCAAATAAACCATTTGTTCTAAAACATCTCAGAGATTTTTATCGTTCCAAAGGTAGTGAGAAAGCATTCCAATTTCTTTTCCGTTTACTTTATAAAGAAGAGATTTCTTTTTATTATCCCGGCGAAGATATGCTTCGCACTTCTGATGGTAAGTATAACAATAGTAAGATTATAAGAACGGTTGACACAAGTGGTACTGATATGATTTTCGGTATCACAGGTAAAAAGATTAACGGACTTACTTCTGGTGCAGAGGCTGTTGTTGAAATTGTACTGAATGAAAACATTGGTTCGTTTGTTGTATCAACTATTTTTCTTTCTGGTGTTGCTGGTGTATTTGAGAAAGGTGAGAGAGTAAGGGAAGAAGGTAAGTTGTGGTCGTTCACGGTTGGTGGAATGGTTACAGATTACAATATAACAAATCCCGGCAATGGATATTCTGTTGACGATGTTATTCCTGTTGTTGGTGGTGGTAGTTCTGCAGCGGGTGCTCTTGTTAAAGTTAAAGAGTTGACTTCTGGTTCAATATCTTCAGCAACTATTGTTAGTGGTGGAACTGGTTATACTATCGGTGACAAACTTAATTTTAATAATACTGGAACAATGAACATTGATGGAAGGACTGCTAGTATTTTAGTTAGGACTGTCAACAATTCTGGAACTATTACAAGTCTTGAAATTGAAAATCCAGGCCGAGGGTATTATGCATTTCCAATTATTTCTGGTGGTGGAACTGGAACGGGTGCTAATGTTACTTTGGGTGGATATGGTATTGGTGGTATTCAAACATTAAAAATTGCAGAGCAGGGTTTTGGTTTTGTATCTACACCAACATTTAATTTTGCAACGAAGGGTGATGGTTCAGCAACTGGTACAGTTGTAACAAGTGGTTATGAACCATTTTATCAAGCTGGGTTTTTTAGTAATGATGGGTTTTTATCGTCTACTAAATATCTTCAAGACAGTAACTACTATCAGTTATTTTCTTATGTAATATCTTCTGGTCAAAATATTTCTCGCTGGAGAGATACAGTAAAACGTCTGGCACATCCAGCTGGACTAGCATTGTTTGGAAACATCCAACTTATTTCTATGTTGGATTTGTCCATGAAGATCACAGGAATACCACAGAGAAAATACTATACTATTATTTTCCATGATGGTGATATTGTTCCTCCTGTTGTTCTTGACCTCAAGGTTGATACTTGTGAAGGATTAACTGCTCCAACAATTTGTCAAACTTATGAGATTGATTTAGGTATTCAGAAACTTCTGAATATCGGAGGAAAGACTGGCAACGATCAATCAGGATATGAAGATTATAATATGGTTACAGATGCAGTTGAAGCTTCACGTTCAGATGATTATGGTTTGATAACAGATGGAAGTATTTCAGAGTATATTGATTTTGAAAGAAAACAAAGTTCAGTTCGTTCAAGATTACCAGAACCAAATGAGAATAGACCAGCAAATCAAAACTTTACACATCCATTCAATGATGGTCATCATGTAACACAATTAAGACTCGGCCCAATCAGAAGGAATGTCGATAGACATAAGTGGAGAAAATATGATGCAGATACAACAACTCCTGCTTCGTATAGACCTCCAACTGGTTTGGGTGGAATGACTCAAACAATCGGTAATGTTGCTGGACAGATAGGACAGCCTGGTATGCAGATCGGAGATTTGAAGGATGAGCAGATTGTAGATTATGTTTTATTTGGTGGATTGAAAACCAGAAAGGTCAAAGGAACAACCACTACAAGATTTCAGTCTCCAACAGGAGCTCATTTTGACCTGACACAACAGATATCACCTCTACAGGATCAGTTTATGAGGTTTTTTCACGACAGAACAATCAATAATGCATAAAAAGATTTCAAAATAGTAAGAAAAGTATTATAAATATATCAATTAGTAGATAACAAATCTAAAAGGACTAGTAATTATGAGTGCAATAATCAACAATAGTTTTAGAAAATATAACGCAGATAACTTTATTTCGTCTATATCGAGCAATAAAGTTTATTTGATGATCGGAAAGAAGGAGCCGTGGGCGAATGCTGATCTAGGACAATACGTTGAAACTAGCCCTAGTGATATTGATGTTCCCGTTCCAATTGATACAACCGTATCACAATATATCCATTACAACGAAATGATCGCAGCTAAGTTGATTAACTCGACTAGTGTATCCCATGTTCTCAAGAGAGTGGATTGGACATCTGGCACAGTTTATCCAGAATACAACCAATACACCGATGACATTATTGACACAGATTTCTTTGTGTTCACCGATGCATTTCGTGTTTATAAATGTATCAGTAACTATGGTGGAGTACAATCAACTATCCAACCAACAGGAACATCTACAGGTATTATTGAAACATCTGATAACTACCGATGGAAGTTTATGTTTGAAGTTCAACAGTCTGATGTCTTGAAGTTCGTAACGACAGATTGGATTCCAGTTAACTCTCCAGCAAATGCATCAGCACAAGTTGAACAAAAGGCAGTTGAAGATGCAGCTGTTGTTGGTGCATTGGAACACATTGCAATAACATCTGGTGGGGCATTATATAAATCACATACTGCTCAAGGACAGGCAGGAACTTCTACAAGTATTACACTTGCAGCTACTGCTTCTGCAACGGATGATTATTACAATGCTATGACCGTTTATATTTCGGATGGTGTTGGTAGTGGACAGATTAGAACGATTAGTGATTACGATGGAACGACAAAGATAGCAACAGTTTCGTCTGCATGGACAACTAATCCAGATGGTACAAGTGTATATGAAGCAATGCCTGCAATTACATTGACCCCACAAGCAGGTGATACACCTATTGGTACTGGTGCAGTTGCAAGAGTTTCTGGTGTGACCAGCGGAGTAATTACAAAAGTTTCAATGGTAAGTGTAGGAACAAATTATAGATTCTTGACAGCAGTAGTTACAAGTGGAATGGCTTCGGGTGGAACAGCTGCAGTACTTGCTGCAAGAACAAGTCCTCCGGGCGGTCATGGAAAAAATGCTGTATCAGAATTAGGTGGTGCATTTGTAATGTTGAACATTCGTTTGATTGGAAATGAAGGTACTGACTTTCCTATTGACGATGACTTTAGAAAAGTTCATCTTGTAGCAAACCCAACAGCTGGTGGTTCTGCTGCAACAGGTTCAACTTATAACAATACTGAATTAGATCAAGATAGTGGAAACATTATCTATACAGAATTTCGTGGCCCGATTGTTCGAGCATCAGATTCTACAGAAGACATTAAACTTGTTTGTGAATTCTAATCTAAGTTAGATATAAATAATTAAAAAAATAAATCGAAGGTAATTATGTCAAATAACATTTCTATCAATACAAATCAAACACCTTACTTTGATGATTACGATGAAGATAAATCGTTTCATCAGGTTCTTTACAAACCGTCATTGCCGGTTCAGGCTAGAGAACTTTCTACTCAGCAAAGTATTCTAAGAAACCAAATCAAAAGATTTGGCGACCATGTATTTAAAAATGGAAGTAAGGTAACAGGTGGAGAGCTTGTTTTAAATCTTGATTATGAATATGTAAAACTGAAACCTCAATATAATAATGTTGATATAAATGTTACTGCTTTTGCTGGTAAGACTATCACAGGTAGTCAATCAGGAACGAAGGCAATGATTCTTGGTAACTCGGTTGTCGATGCTACAACTGGTGATCCTGATACACTTTATGTGAAATATATTACTGGTGGTGCTACAAGTAATTCGGTTCAAGGTATTAACATGACCAATACTGGTTCTGGATATACCGAACTTCCAACTGTAACCATTACAGGCGGTGGTGGTTCTGGTGCAACAGCAGTGGCCGTTCTTAGTAGTGGTTCAATCATTGCTATTAATATTTCTAATAAAGGTCTTGGTTATACTTCAGCACCTAGTGTTGCAATTTCTGGCGGTGGTGGAACTGGAGCTGTTGCAGTATCAACAATCATAACATCCCCAGCATTTCTAGGTGGTGAAAGAATTGTTGCAACTGACCTAAGTGTTTCTGCAAATGTTGTCGATACTACTCCAACCTATATTCAAACAATCAAAATAACAGCTGGTGGTTCTGGTTATACGGCAGCACCAACTGTTACAGTAGCTGCACCTACAAGTGGTGTGACAGCAACAGCAATTGCAACCATTACTGCTGGAGTTGTTTCATCCGTAACGGTGACTGTTGGTGGTTCGGGTTATACTTCAGCTCCGGTGATTACTATGTCGTTACCCCCTGCCGGTGGTGTTGTAGCAACTGCAAGTTCATACTTGGCAACTCCAACTGGTAAGGGAAGTTCTGCTTCTATTGCAGAAGGTGTATTTTATATCAATGGTAACTTTGTTAAAACACAAGCACAAACTGTTATTCTTGATAAGTATGCAAACATTCCTACATACCGAATTGGTTTATCAGCTGTTGAAACTATAGTTGACTCTGGTGCAGATACTACACTACTTGACAATGCACAGGGTTCTTCAAACTTTGCAGCTCCTGGCGCAGACCGTTTAAAACTTGCATTGACGCTTGGAACAAAAACTCTTGCCTCTGTTGATGATAGTGATTTCTATGAAGTCCTTAGAGTTGAAAACGGAATCAAAACAAAAGATATTAAAGTTCCAATTTATTCTGAATTAGAAAAAACTTTTGCAAGACGAACATTCGATGAGTCTGGAAGTTATACTGTACGCTCTCATAACATTCAACTCAAAGACCATCCATCCGATGCATCAAAGTTTCTTGTACGTCTTGACCCCGGCAAATCATTTGTAGAGGGTTATGAGTTTGAAACAATTGTAACAACTGATATAGTTGTTGATAAAGCTAGAACAACTGTAAACGTCAATAACTTTGATAGGTTGATGCAGTATGGAAATTTTGTTGTTACAAAAAACTACGAAGGAAAATTTGATATATCAAATCATCAGGAAGTTGATTTACATAATGTAACATATACAAGTGTTAATAAAGGAACACCATCCTCGTATGCAGCTAGTAAAATTGGAACTGCAAAAGTAAGAAACATTGATTATGTTTCTGGTACTGGTACAGCTCTGATTATTAATATGTATTTGTATGATATTAAAATCACTAGTGCCTCTTCAACATTTGCAGCGTGTGAGTGTATTCATGTTCCAGTAAGTGCATCAACAACACCTATTGTAACTTCAGCATTTTGTGAGATTGATAATACTGGTAAGGTTGGTGGTACTGCTGGTGGTGATGCTAAGTTGTTTGAGACATCTGATAACACATTGGTTTTCAAACTTCCACAGGATACCATTAATACTATCCGTGATGCTAGTTCAAATGTTGATACAAGTTATACAACTAAAAGAGTATTTGAAAATGTTGCATTTACTGCTGGAGTAGCAACTATTGCAACCGCTGGTGGTTCAGAAACATTTATGGGTTCAGGTGTTTTGAGTGCTACCAATAAAAGAGAGCATTATCTAACAACTGTTAAGACTGCTGGAAACTCTGGTTATTCAGTCAATGCAATTGTTCCTATGGATGGTAGTGGACAAACTGTAACAGTTAATGGCCCAAGTAATACTACGATTACATTTGATTGTAATATTGCTGGTAACTTTACAGCAGACATTATTGCAACAATCAATATTGATACAAAACAAGAAAAATCAAAAACACTTGTATCAAATCATGTAAAGAATTTTACATCTCCAAATACAACTGCTTTGTCTTATGACTTATTAGCAAAGTCTGATATTTGGAAAATCAAAGCAATCTATGATTCAGAAAATGCTGGAAGCAATGCTACCCTTCCTACATTGACCGTGACAAGTACGAATGAAACATTGACGCCAGGTGAGACAATCACAGGTATTCAATCTGGTGCAAAGGGAACGGTTGTTGTTGGAGCTAGTGGAACTACAAGTGTTACATACGTTCCTGTATCTGGAACTTTTATTGCTGAAGATGTTACTGGTGCAACATCTGGATTTACTAAAACAGTTTCTTCTGTTGCATCTGGTGATACAGATATTACATCAAGATATATTTTAGATAACGGACAGAAAGATAGTTTTTACGATCACGGTAGAGTCCAATTGAAATCTGGTGCAACTGCAGCTTCTGGTAGAATTGCTGTTGTGTTTGATTACTTTACACATTCGGGTACTGGATATCTTTCAGTTGATTCATATACTTCAGCAGTTGGATTTGATAATGTTCCTAAGTTCACGAGCCCAGTAACAGGTGACGAAGTTGAACTAAGAGATTGTGTAGACTTTAGACCTAGACGAGCTGATGACGGAACTGCAATGCAGAATATTGAATTGCCTGTACCAAACACAAACTGGTCAGCTGACTACAGTTATTATCTTCCAAGAGTAGATACAATTTTTGTAAGTAGAGAAAGAAAGTTTGGAAGCAATACAGGTGTTCCATCATTGACCCATGTACCGCCTTCTAGGTTACAGGGTACAATGAACTTGTATACTCTTTATATTCCTGCTTATACATTCAAACCATCGGATGTTAGAACACAATATATTGAGAACAAACGATACACAATGCGAGACATCGGTGCATTGGAAAAACGTATTCATAATTTAGAATATTACACTTCATTATCTTTGCTTGAAAAGGATACTGAAGAGCTTGTTATTAAAGATGGTAATGGCTTGGATAGATTCAAAAATGGTTTCTTGATTGATGGTTTCAATGGGCATAGTGTAGGTAATGTTTTAAGTGATGATTATTTGTGTTCAATTGATTTTGACGAAAAGATTTTGCGTCCACGTTTCAACTCTAACATAACTGATTTAGTTTTGGATGAGAGTGCATCTTCTGGTGTAACAAAGAATGGTGATTTGGTTACATTACCTTATACATCAAAAGCATTTGTAACACAGAAGATTGCAAGTAAAGCAATCAATGTAAATCCATTTGCAGTATTGGCATGGATTGGTCGTGTTGACCTAGAGCCTTCAAGTGATAACTGGATTGATACAAACACCCGTCCAGAGGTAGTTGTAAATATTGGTGGACAGAATGATGCTTGGGAAAATCTAGTTGGTTTAGGTTTTGGTTCACAGTTTGGTGATTGGCAAACATTCGGTACAGGTAGAGAAAGGGTTGTTGCATCTTCAACTACAACTGAACGAGCTGGAAGAGGTTGGCCAATTAGAAGACGGACAACTCAAACGGTTGTACAGGATATTGCACAAACACGAACTGGTATCCGAACTGAAATTACTGGTGTTGATACTGTAAGGAATAGCATTGGTGATAGAATCACAGACGTATCTATTGTTCCTTTTATCAGACCAAGAGATATTACGATTAATGTTACAGGTATGAAACCGAATACAAGATTATATTCTTACTTTGATGGTGAACCTGTTTCTGCTTATGTTACTCCTAGTGGTGGTTCATTGGGTGGTGCAGTATTCACAGATGACGCTGGTTCAGTTGCTAACGTAACATTTTCAATTCCTAATACTGATACATTACGATTCCGAACTGGTGAACGTCAATTCTTATTTACTGATAATACAACTGGTGATTTAGTTTCTGCATCAACGTATGGTGAAGTAACTTACACAGCTCAAGGTTTATTACAGACTAAAGAAAATGTTGTAGTGTCTACAAGAGTACCAAGAGTTGAATCACTTGGACAAGGTAGTGCTACAGAGTTTCGTCAATCTACAAATACTTTTGACCGAGTTAATGTTGGTGGTTGGTTCGATCCATTGGCTGAAACATTTCTGGTTGATGAAGCATTATATCCAGATGGAATTTATTTGACAGACGTTGATTTGTTTTTCAAAGCAAAGGATGACGATGGACTTCCAGTTTCTTGTCAAATCAGAACAACCGTTAATGGTTATCCAGCACCAGTTGTTTTACCATTTTCCGATGTTAGTAAACTACCAGCTGACGTTAATGTGAGTGAGGATGCGAGTGTTGCAACTAAGTTTACATTCCCATCTATCGTTTACCTGCAGCCGGGTGAGTATGCAATTGTCGTATTGAGTAATAGTTTGAAATACGAAGCATGGATTTCTGAATTTGGTGAAAACATTATTGGTACTACTAGAAAGATTTCTGAACAGCCTTATGCAGGTGTATTTTTCAAATCACAAAATGCATCAACATGGAGTCCAGATCAGAATCAGGATTTATCATTTGTATTGAATCGGGCAGAGTTTACAACAGGTACAACTGCCGAGGCAGTATTCAAAGATGCTGGTTCTGCAGCTGAATACAAAGCAGATATTATTCAAATTGTTCCGCAAGAAGCCAAGATGAATCAGACTGCAGCAAACTGGTCAATCAAAATGACGGATCAAGGTACAGGTTTACTTGATACTGATTATACGAATATAGTTGTTAACACAAATTATTATTTAGATACACCTAAGAAGATTACAACTGCAGCTGGTAGTTATGTTGCCAAAGCAACATTGACATCTGGTTCAAGTCACATTAGTCCTATGATTGATATAGGAAGAAACAGTATTATAACAATTGAAAATATTGTTAATAATCTTTCTACGAATGAAAATAATTCTTCTGGTGGTGATGCAACTGCAAGGTATATTACAAGACGGGTAAACTTGAAGGATGGGTTTGATGCTACAAGTTTGAAAATGTTTGTTACTGCAAATCGACAAGCTGGAACATCTATCAAAGTTTACTATAAAGTTTTATCACAGTTTGATGCTGATACATTTGAGGATAGACCGTGGCAGGATATGAAAGAAATAACAAATTCAAATGCGGTTTCTGTTTCTGATAACAGGGATGAATATTTGGAATTAGAATTTGTTCCTGATAATAATGCTGAGTCAACTGACTATATAACCAGTAGTGTTACTTATGATAGTTTCAAAACATTTGCAATTAAAATTGTTATGAACTCTGCAACTACTACAAGAGTTCCATTACTAAAAGATATGAGGGCTATTGCATTAGCATAATTATGAAAACAGTAGATATAGATAATAAAAAACTTATTCGTGATTTAAATTCTAAAGCAGTACTTAGTACAAATATGAACGCATTAGAAAATTATAAAATGGCAAGAGAACAAAAACAAAAAGAAACACAAGAGTTAAAAGAAATGAAAAATGATATTGCAGAACTTAAAGAAATGATCCAAACACTTATAGGAAAACAAAATGGCTAAAGTCGTTCAAAGAAGAAGAGGCACAACCGCAGAGCATTCTAGTTTTGTTGGGCTAGTTGGTGAGATAACTGTTAACACAAGTTTGAAAACAGCTGTTGTCCATGACGGTACAACTGCTGGTGGTTTTTCTCTTGCACGTTCAGACGGTTCTAATCTTGCAGCAGGAACAATATCTGGAAGTTCATTGACAAGTAACTCTATCGGCATTGGTCAGTTGAATGTCACGGATGGCACAGCCGGTCAAGTATTATCAACTGATGGAAACGCTAATCTAAGTTTTATAAATGTTGGTCTTACAGCATTGGGTATAGTGGATGGTACAGCTGGTCAAGTATTGTCTACAAATGGTTCTGGCACTTTCAGTTTTATTGATGTTGGTCTTTCTTCATTAGGTATATCAGATGGTACGGCAGGTCAAGTATTATCTACGAATGGTTCAGGCACTTTAAGTTTCATTGACAGAGATGCAGTGGGTGGGCCTACTGGAATCTCACTTGCATTAGCAATTGCTGTAGGATAATTTAAATATAAAATAAAGGGAAATACAATGGCATTAGTAACAGTAAATTTATTAGATACATTCGATCAATGGAGATTGAAGACCAATGATCTTGGTGTTAATCAGGGTGACTTGACTACTCTTACCACTACAAATAAGTCAACTATTGTTGCTGCTATTAATGAAGTTGTTAGTGGTGATAGTGATGACATGGAGAATTTGATAGATGATACCACTCCACAGTTGGGTGGCAATCTTGACATCCAAGCTTTCAATATTACGGGTACAGGTAATATCGGTGGAACTGTTACTGGTGTAACTCAATCTCCAAGTAACAACTCAACCAAACTTGCAACGACTGCTTATGTTGATGCACAGGTGGCAACAGAGAATACCATCATGGAGATGGATGATACAACCATAGCCTCACTGGTAGATAATGACATTCTCCAATGGAATGCTTCTTCATCCGTATGGGAAAACAAAACCCTCGCAGGTTCTGGTTTACTTACAGATGTTGTCGGAGATACTAGTCCGCAGTTAGGAGCAAATCTTGATTTGAATAGTTTTACAATTGATGGAACTGGTAATATCAATATCACTGGTACGATTACAGCAACCAATATTGTCGGGCCTCTATCTGGTTCGGTTGAGTTGGTTTCAGATACAACACCTCAGCTGGGTGGCAATCTGGATTTGAATAGCAGTGACATCACTGGTACAGGTAATATAAATATAACAGGTAATGTAACAGCAACCAATTTATCAGGTGCATTGACAGGTACAGTAGCCAGTGCAACGACAGGGGTAACACAAAGTGCTGGTGATAACTCAACCAAACTTGCAACAACCGCATATGCAAATACAGCAGCAACCAATGCAGCTGCTGGTGTTGGGTCTGGTCTAGTATTTGCAATCGCATTAGGGTAAAAAAAGTTTTATAAATAAGTATAATGGAGTGTTTTGATATTATAAATACAGATATACGAAAGTCTTTCTTCGGTCTATCTTACTACAACAAAAATTACACAACTATCAATAAAGGAACAAAACCATGGCAAACGATTTTAAAAACGCACAAGCAGTTGGTGTAACCTCAGTAACAACTATATATACAGCCCCAGCAGCAAAAGATAGTATCATTCTTGAATTGGATATTTCTAATACAACTGCAAGTGCTGTTACTGCTTCCGTTGAAGTTGTTGATACGTCTGCTAGTACAGATGCTTATATTGTTAAGGATGCTCCGATTCCTGTCGGCGGTTCTTTGCAAGTTATTTCAGGACAAAAAGTTATTCTTGAAAGAACAGATTTGATTCGTGTAACTGCTTCGGGTGCGTGTGATGCTGTTTGTTCTATCCTAGAAGATATCAATTCCTAATAACTGATAAACAACTACGAATAAATAATATACCAAAAGGGATAACTAAATGGCATACATAGGACGAGATATAGAGCAAGGCTTATTTACAAAGCAGACTTTTACTGCGGACAGTTCTACGACTGTTTTCACATTGAGTCATGCAGTAGTATCTGCAAATAACTTATTAGTTTCTGTAGGTGGTGTAATTCAAGAACCAGATTCTGCTTATACAGCGTCTGGAACTGTTTTGACTTTTACGGGAACACCTACAACTGGTGATCTTATTTGGGTTGTATATCTCGGTAAGTCAGGTTCAAGTTCTACGACCAGAGGAGCTATTGTCAAGCAGACAGGTGTTGGTGATGGTACAACTACACCAATCACACTGTCTACTTCAGCAGTAAACTCTGCAAGTATTATTGTGACCCTCAATGGTGTTGTGCAAGTTCCTGATACTGATTTCGTAGCCAGTGGAACGACACTAACATTCACGACAGCACCATCCGCTGCATTAGCAATCCTTGTTTATTTTCTTAGTGCAAAAGCAAGATTGGGAAAACCTGCTGCTGGTTCAGTAACAACTGCTACACTTGCTTCTTCTGGAACATTACCAGCAGTAAATGGTTCAGCATTGACAGGTGTATTGTCTCATGCAGACCTTAATGTATTAAGAACTAATATGTCATTGGCAGGATTTAATAGAAGTACAGATCATGCAACTACAGTTTTAGGTATGCCTAATGGTTTCATTGACCAGTTTGAAGACCAGACGGGTGTTGATGATCCTAGTAGTACTAATGAGTTGTATGATACAACTGGTGATTATTATAGTCCGTCTGCAGCTACTTATCTTCCTTCAACTAAATTTGATGGTACTAATGATTATCTCAATAGAAGTTCTAGCTTGACAGGTTCTACCAGTAGTGGAAAAGAACTTCTTTTTGCAACGTGGTATAAGTCTGAAGATGCTACGCTAGATCAGTTTGTAGTAAATGCAAATGCTAATATTGGTATATATAAAAATAGTGCTGGTAAAATAGGAATAGAATTAACATCTAGTAGCGGCGCTACTCATTATGCAGCTGTAACAACTCAAAATGCTGTAATAACTCAAAATCAATTTCATCATATTATTGTTTCAGTTAATCTCGCAACTCCAACTGTTCAATTTGTAGTTGACGGAGTACTACAAAGTAATACAAACTTTACAGCTCCAACAGTAAATAATATTGTATATAGTACAAACTGGCATTTTGCAAGATGGTTATCTAGTGCTCATCATCTTAAAGGTTCTCTAGGACAGTTTTATTTTGAT